CTAGACCGCCAGCTGCAGTTCCGGCTCCAGCGCGTCGAACGCCCGCATGATCACCTCAGGACCTGCGCCGCGCTTGGCCGCGTCGACACTGAGGATCTGGCGGAAGGTGCGGGCGCCGGCGCGGGCGTTGGCCAGCCCCAGCATATGGCGGGTGATGTTGTTGAGGCGGGCGCCCTTGCCGATTTCGCGCTCGGCGTAGTCGGCCATGGCAAGCATCACGTCACGCAGCTCGACCGACTGCTTCGGCGCGCCGAAGAAGCGCTCGTCGACCAGCGTCAGCAGCATCGGCTCGTGGTAGGCGACGCGGCCGAGCATGACGCCGGACATGTGCGCCATGTGCGCCTCGGCGTCCCTGATGGTCTTGATGCCGCCATTGATTATCACCGGCAGAGGCTTGAGCCGCTCGGCGAGGCGGTAGACACGCGGGTAGTCGAGCGGCGGGATCTCGCGGTTTTCCTTGGGGCTCAGGCCCTTGAGCCAGGCCTTGCGGGCATGCACGTAGAGCGCCGCGACGCCGGCCGCGAACATGGCGTCGGCAAAGCGATCGAGGCTCTCCTCGGTGTCCTGGTCATCGATGCCGATGCGGCACTTCACCGTTACCGGCACATCGGTGGCACCGCGCATGGCGCGGACGCACTCGGCGACCAGCTCCGGTTCGGCCATCAGGCAGGCACCGAAGCGGCCCGACTGCACCCGGTCGGACGGACAACCGACATTGAGGTTGATCTCACGATAACCGAACTCGGTGGCGATGCGGGTCGCCTCGGCCAGCTCCTTGGGATCGGAACCGCCAAGCTGCAGCGCCACTGGCTGCTCGACCTGGTCGAACCCCAACAGCCGCTCGCGCGGTCCATGCACCACCGCCGCGCTGGTCACCATCTCGGTGAACAGCAACGCGTGCGACGTGAGGAGCCGATGCAGATAACGGCAATGCCGATCCGTCCAGTCCATCATCGGGGCAACGCTGAAGCGGCGTGCCTTGGAAATCTCGAACTCCCCTGCGTTCGCAGGCATCTCAGCGCCTTCTCGGTTTGGTGCGTTGTGGTGCATATGGGTGCTTATTGACGTATTTTTCGGGTGCGGTACTACAAGTGTAGGACTGGCGAAGCTCGTGTAGGACCGTATGGGAAGCATAGCGCCGCGCAAGCGCAAGGACGGCACGACCGGATATACGGCGCAAATCGTTCTGAAGAAAGACGGCGCCGTTGTCCACCGTGAGGCGCGAACCTTTGATCGGCGGCAGGCCGCTGCGACGTGGCTGGAAAAGCGAGAGGCCGAGCTTAGGGCACCGGGCGGCCTTGATCGAGCCAAGCGCAAGGGCGAAACGCTTGCCGATGCCATCGACCGCTACACGAGGGAGTCGCTCAAGGAAATCGGGCGCACCAAGGCCCAGGTCCTTCGGTCAATAAAGACCTACGGCATCGCGAGCATGGCAGCAGAGGATATCGGCAGCTCCGACATCGTCGCATTCGCGGGCGAACTCGGCGAGGGGCGCACAGCTGCAACGGTTGGCAACTACATCTCGCACCTGTCGGCCGTCTTTGCTGTCGCCGAACCAGCGTGGAAGATTCCGCTGAGCCGGCAGGCGATGATCGATGCGCAGGTCGTGCTCAGGCGATTGGGTCAAGTCGCCAAGTCCCGTGAGCGGGCACGTCGCCCTACCCTCGACGAACTCGACAAACTCTTGGCTCACTTCGAGGATCGACGGATACGGCGACCTCGCATGCTGCCGATGGGCAAGGTCACCGGCTTCGCGATCTTCTCCACCCGGCGCGAGTCCGAGATCGTGCGGCTGAGGCGCGAAGACTTCGATCGCGAAGGGGCACGGATTTTGGTCCGCGACATGAAGCACCCTGGGGAGAAGGCGGGCAACGATCAGTGGTGCGAATTGCCGCCGGAGGCCATCGCGATCATCGACTCGATGCCGGTGTCGGAAGACGGTCGCATCTTCCCCTACTCTGCCGATGCGATCACCGCGAACTTCACCAGAGCCTGTCAGTTGCTTGGGATCGAGGATCTGGTTTTCCACGACCTGAGGCACGATGGCGTTTCGCGGCTGTTCGAGTTGGGCAAGACTATCCCCCAGGTCGCTTCGTTCTCAGGCCACCGGTCGTGGCAGTCTCTGAAGCGCTACACACACATGCGCGCAACTGGCGACAAGTATGCCGGTTGGAAATGGCTGCCTTACCTTACGGCCACATCCTAGCGCACTACCCTCAACCCGCCCCGCCCCATGCCGGCCGATCGGCGAACCGCCGGCGCGGTCGGTGCCGGCGCCTGCAGCTTCTCCCACCTGATCAGCACATGGTCGGATTGGCACTCGGGGCACTTCAGGTGCCGCGGCAGCTTTGAGAGCGGGAAATCGTAAGGCATCACCATCAGGAGTGAGTGCACGTCGACCACGAACTCGCCGGGGCAGGCTTTTGCCGGCTTCAGTGATGCGCGGCGCCGGTCACATGCCAGCCAGCCTGCCCAATTGCCCAGGCGTGCGTCCGAAAGCGTCGCCCATTGCTCGAAGGGCGGCTCGACCGCTTCAACGGAACAACCCTCCCCCATTGCGGCCAGTGCGCATGGCGGGTTGCCGTCCGCAGCCACCAGGCGCGCAATCTCGCCCAACGGGCGATCTCCATATCGGGTGTTCAGTTTTGACGTCCTCACCGACACATGCCGCTTGCACCGCCGGCAGAGGATATCGAGTTCCCTCGGCGAGTAAGCCGAAAGCTGTAGCTTGGCGATATCGTCCACGGCGTCAGTCGGCGATTTCTTTCATCGCGTAGACCGGCATGCGGTCCGATGTGTCCTGCGGCAACTCACGCAGCGCGTTCTCGACGACGCTTAGACGAAAACCAGTGGTCATCGCGATGTCGTGTGCCGTGAAGAATGGGCACCTCCGCTTTAGGGAGCGGATCTGGTCGGAGGGGCTGACAGTGGTGGACATGACGGGCTCCTTTACGTCGGAAGCAACGAGTCATATACCCGTGAACGAAATGAGAACAAGCCACGAGGGATTGCGGTCCATAAGGGCCGGATCATACTAGCTAGATGAAGGATCGGCTGAAATGGGAGCGTGACGAAAGCGGCCTTCGGGCCGAGTTCGAGGATGGCTTCGCTACCATCGTGCGAGATACGTCGACCGGCGGCTGGCGCTGGAGGGTGAAGATTGGCGAAGCGCAGGGCAGCGACATAGTCAACTCGAAACAAAATGCATCGAACGCGGCCAATGACGCCATGCCCCGACTGCGGACCATTGCAGCGCAGCTAGCGGCGAACGAGGCCCACAAGGCGGCGGTCCTTGCTAAGATCGACAGTGTCACCACAGAGGCGGATCCGGACGTTCATTCGATCTTCGCGATAGCCGCGGCCGACAGAGAGAACCTGTCGTGGATCATGGACCAGGTCCGCCATCGCACGCGAACGCCCGGGTTGAACAAACTGATCGATGCGCTGTCGCGCGAACTCTACAAGTTCAGGACGAAGGAACGGCGCTAGTCCAACTTCTGCCGCTGCCGCAGTCGCGCCGCCACCGAGGGAGGCAAGTCGGGCAGCTTGGCGATGATGTCGTCGATTAGCTCGCGCTCGGTCATCGGATGCTCTCCCGTCACCAGGCTGCGGCTGCGCCCGATCGCCGGGCCGACGGTCTCGCGGACGCTCGGGGCGGCCCGGCTTATGCGGGAATTTTGGCATGCAACACGCTCACTGACTGTCCGGGGAAAGTGACACGCCCCGCTTGGGGTTCCGGCAAAACGAATCAGTGATCGCAGGCCGACTCGGATTCCTTCCGCATCCGCACTAAATTGCCGGCATGCTGCTTGAACGCCCTGCCCTGCGCTATATCCAGCCCATGAAACCGCGCCTCGTCGACACAGCGCCGAGCGGCGACGCGTGGCTGCATGAAGTGAAGTTCGACGGCTACCGCACCCAGCTGCACGTCGAGGCCGGTACGGCCCGGGCTTTCAGCAGCAGCGGCGCCAACTGGACCAGCAAGTATCCCCAGATTGTCTCGGCGGCGGCACAATTGCGGTGTACCTCCGCCATCCTTGACGGCGAGGTCTACCTGCCGGACGCTCGTGGGGCCGCCGATTTTTCGGGCTTACCAACGGCTATCCGCTGGCGACCGCAGGATCTGATCTTCGTCGCCTTCGACCTGCTGCACCTCGATGGCGAGGACTTGCGCAGCAGGCCGATCGAGAGCCGGCGCGCCATGCTTTCCGACCTCCTGCAGAGCGCGCCGGCTCCACGCCTCGCCTTCAGCCAGGAGCTTCATGCGGATGGCCCCGAAGCCTTCGCCGCCATCGACGCCATGGGCCTCGAGGGCATCGTCAGCAAGAAGCGCGGCAGCCGCTACAAGAGCGGCGACGCCGACACATGGCTGAAGACCAAAACCTTCGCCGTCGGTGAGTTCGAGGTGATCGGCGCCGATCTCTCGCCAAGCGGTGCGCCGGTGGCGATCCTCGCGCGACGCGATGAACATGGACTGCACTATGTGGGGGATGCCTTCATCACGCTGAAGGCGGCGGACCGGAACGACTTCTGGGCCTATGTCGAGGCCAACACGGTCGAGGCTCCGCCGCTGCCGCTGAAGCGGCGCGGGACCTGGTTGCTGCCGGGGCTGGCGGCAACCGTGCGACACCTTCGAGGCGAAGGCGTGCTGCGGCACGGCACGCTCCAGGGGCTGCGTCATGTCGACTGAGGCGCTGCCCAAGCCGGGCATGCCCCGGGTCGAGTATCCCGAGCCGGGCGTGCAGCGCTGGACGTTCGCCAGCACCGACCCGGCCGAGCGCCGCAAGGAATACCGCTACTGGCTCGGCTGGTTCGGGCTCGAGGAAGACGTCGAGCCCTTCGAACGGAACGAACGGTTCTGGCTGGTCAGAGGGCCTAGCGCCGGCTCTTGATGAAGCCGCGGCGCTCCAGCCAGGAGACACCACGCTGCGTGATGTGCACGCGCTTCTTGTCGCCTCCCATGATCAGCCGTTCATCCCACAGCACTTGAAACTCCGGCCGATCCTCGATCGGCGAGCCGACCTCTTTGCTCAGCCGGATCAGTTCATCGATGACGTGCTGGGGAAGGTCATAGTCCTGCATGGATGGCGGCCTATCAGGATTCGCGGTCACTCGACACACACCTCGACGATCCCCTGCCCGGTGGGCGCCAGGCGCGCAAACGCTGCCTTGCTGAGGTCGATGATCCGGCCGTATCGCCCGAAGCCGCCGGTGTCGGTGATCGTCACCACCACCGAACGCCGGCCGGCGGTCACCTGGGCCCGAGTGCCGAGCGGCAGGCTGTTCGATGCTGCCGTAAGCGCATGCATGTCGAACGGCCTGCCATTGGCCATCAGTCGGCCGTGGTGCGCCTCGCCGTACCAGGAGGCCTTGCCGCACTGCGCGGCTCGCACCGGCTCAGCCCAAAGCACTGCGGCCGCCACCCCGAGGATGACGGCCGCGATCGAGGCGACAGCGATAAGGGTGCGGATCATCCGCCAGAGCGCCGAGGTGATGGGCGCGCCTCGAGCAGGCGATCGATGCGCTCGGTAATCCGGTGGCTCGAGTCCTCGACCTTGGTGGCGATGCCGTTCACTGCAGTTTCCAGCCGGCCGATCTGGACGCTCACCCCTTCCTTGCTGGCATATGTCTCGGCGACGTGCTGCTTGTAATCCTGCAGCTCGCGCTCGCTGGCCTTCACCATGCCCTCGAGTTCCTCGCGGTCGAGGTCGTAGCGCTTCTTCAGCAGCGAAACGACCCGCCACAGGAACCCGACCGCGCCGGCGACGGCGCCTCCCGCGACGACCAGCACGCCGAACAGTGCGAAGATCTGCTCATAGGTAACGGCACCGGTCATTGCGCTTTTCTCCTCGGGAACCAGTCGCGGATCGTCGGTCGCGGCTTCTGACGGCGCTTGCGGCCGAACTTGAACGGGCCGGCGGCGTCGCGCCCCGCCACCTCGCCGCCGGTGAAGTCGTCGGCCGCCCTGCCCTTCGGCTTGCGCGGCAGGATGGCCAGCACCAGGCCGACGATCACCGCGATGGCGCCGGCGACGGCCGGCCAGCCGCCGAGCTTGTGCAGCAGCCAGAGCAGCGAGCGCGTTGCCGCGAGCGCGATCAGCAGCAGCCCGCCGACGATCAGCAGCTTATTGAGCCAGCCGATCTCGGCCCACCACTCCCAGGCGGCGCCCCGGACGTGGCAGGCGATATCGAGGAGTGCGCAGCTCATCGCCGCGCCCCTTCCTGCACAGCCTCGATCGAGGCCTGCTCGCCCTTCCGACCGTTGAGGTAGAGCCACAGGGCACCGGCGGCGAAGACCAGGGCGTAGACCCACACCGGCACGCCGGCGAGCAGGTCGAGCCCCGGCTGCACGAAGTCGCGAATCTCGCCGATGCTTCCGATCATCCAGTTGACGAAGGCGACTAAGGCGCCGGTGATGGCGCCGAAGAAGCCTGCCACCTTCGAGAACCAGTTGGCCTTGGCCTCAGGCGCCACCTCGCGAACCTCCTTCGGGGTGGCCTCGGCCCGGCCGGCCGGCATCTCGCGCGGCTGTGCCTTGGCTAGCGCCACCAGTAACGGCTGGTCGATCGCCCCACTCAGCGGCAGCCCGGCGTCATGACGGAAGATCAGGATGGCTTTCTCGGTCAACGTGCCGAAATCGCCATCGACATTGCCGACCTCGGAATAGCCGAGTTCGCGCAGCCGGCGCTGCACCTGGGCGACCACCTCGTCGGCCCGTGCCCCCTTCCGCGGGAACTCCGCCGGCGGAGGATCCGTGGCCCGGGTGGCCAGCGCCTCAGCCAGCACCGCCTCGACTGCCTCGGGCTTCACCAGCACCTTGTTGCGGCCGTCGCCGGCATAGTAGGTCTGCCCGCGCTTCACCCGCCGGTGCGCCCCCTTGATGTCGCTCAGCACGGGGAACGATGCCCATTCCATCGCCAGCCGGTTGCCGAATGCGGTCGGGCTGAGGCGACCGATGATGAATTCGTAGAAGCCGCGGCGCTTCAGCAGGTGGAACGCCATGGCGTCCTGCAGGTCGGCATCGAACAGCTCTGCGCCACTCAGCCCGATCTCGCCCTCGATATCGCGCAGCGTCTTGGGCGCATCGAGCGTGTTGCGCATGAACTGCGCGGCGCCGGCGGCCGAGGAGCCGAAGCGCTTGGTCCAGCCCGGCTGTGCCGCCTCGACCTCGTCGAGCGTCATCGCAGTCAGCGGCTTGGGCAGCTCGCTCTGGTTGTGGCCGAAGATCACCTCGTAGCAGTCGGGCGGGGCCTTGCCGGTCTCGGTGCGGTAGATGAAGTCGAGCAGGATCGCCGCGCCGCGGGGCACGTTGGGGTTCATGGGTGGTCTCCGGTGATGGATGACAAAAAGGGTCACCCAGCGGATGACCCTTGGAGGTTCGGTGATGGGGCCGGACTATTCCCGAGTGATGACCCGTCCGAGGATGAGGCAGCCCTGGTGCTCCCCCGCACGCCGGGGGTCTGTCGGCTTCACGGGGAAGAAGCCGCTACGCTCGCCGGCCCAGAATCGCCCGTCGGCTGACCTGGGGTACTCTAGGCCGATCGATCCGTCCCACCGGGCCACGACGGCGGTGTTCAGCGACTTCGACGAGATTGAGGCGAAGGTCTAGGGGACAGTTGATCAGGCCGCGAGCGCCGACGCTTGCCGCTCCCGAATACGGCGCCTCAAATGCTGCTCCACCGGCCGCTCCACCAACATAACTAGGAGGAGTGAGGCGCCGAGAATTAGGGGCAGGCTTGTGAGGAATAGTGGCCATCCCCGCTCCATGCCTGTGAGGGTGGCCACATGCCAATGACACAAGAAGATCGGATAGGCGAGCGCCCCCGCCCATCTGTCAATGGAGAGCGATGCAGCGCCTCTCGATCGAGGCGTAAGTATGACGAGGAACGTGAAGCCGCTCGCTAGGAACAGTATCCAGACCTGGTTCACAAAGTAGCTGCTGACAGCCATGAGCCCGGCAAGCAATGGCCAAGCCAGCCAAGACGGAACTGCCGGGAGCTTGTCTCGATAGTGATGGCCGGCAGCGCCGAGCGCGAAGCAAAACGTTGGTCCGATGAAGGTATTGTAGGCAACGAACGCATCGTTAGTGATCGTAGTCCACACCGCGACCGCCAGCCCGACCATCAGCCAAGTGCGAAGGTGACGCACTGCCATGATCATCACCAAGTACCAAACGATCTCCATGTTGAGCGACCACGCCGGAGGCACAAGCCGAATTGCGATAGGCCCTCCTTGCACCTGTAGCAGGCCGAAGATCGTGAACTGAGGAACGGTCTCCGCAACCGATCCTGGTAACGCAATAGCGGGGTTCAGGTGTGAGCCTTCCGACGAGGCTAGGACCGCGCCGGCAACGGCAACGACCCAGTAGGCCGGATATATTCGCAGTGCCCGGTTGATGAGGTAGTCGATTGGGCGTCCTTGATAGGTCTCGTCAAGGATCCGGGCGACCAGAAAGCCGGACACAGTGTAGAACCCAAACACCGCTAGGCCACCGGAGAACGCGGCGAAGGCTGGGTTCAGGTGATAGATCACGACCGCTATGGCCAAAGTGAAGCGAAGGACACCGAGCATCCAGAGATGGATCGCACAGCAACGCGACGAGCGCTAGACCTCCCAGTACTTATCTTCCTTGAAGTCGTTGGGGATGGGGTCGAGCGAAGCAAGGGCAAAGCTTGCAATCCAGATGGGTTGCCTGAAGGCTGCGGCAGCGATGAGAATGCTCTGCCATTCCAGGGGAGTTACGACCGCTGCGCCGGAGTCCGTAGCAATGGAAATCCGGCGCTCGCCACCTTCCATTGCTAGATAGGCATTGGCGAGCATCGTGACTTCCTGCCACCCGACCATGTCGGCAGCCGAGGTGCCGATATGGTGCACGCCACGATCGTCACCGAAATCGAAGTCGAATCCGGCGCTCAGGCGTCTCGTTCTTTCAGCCTCGATATCTGAGGCCGTTACGGAGCCGGCCTCATCAATTGCCTGTTGTGCGATGTAAGCGGCCTCCTCGTCGGCCGTCATCTCGACCTCCCCTAGGCCAGACACGAACTTCTTCATCCGCGTATTCCTTCCAGAAGCACTTCAAGAAAGCCGATGTTGCCCGCTGAGGGGACCAGTTGGATGGCATCTCTTGCCACCTGGCTATTTCGGCTGAACGCACGGTCCGACTTATAGAGAAGTGTGCTGCCGTCGATGATCGCGGTCAAAGACACAGCAGTGCATGTTCGGGCCTTGTTGAAATCGAAGAGTGTCACCACGGTCGACGCCAGTTCGCCAGAGGCGTTGCCTGTACCGGCCAACACACGCATTTCGGCCTGGTTGGCGCGGCCGCTGGTAACCGTTGCATCGTACGCCTGCACGAACTGAGTGGTGTAGTCCGATGCCCCGCTGTCGTAGCTGGTGCCGCCATTGGTTGACGTGCGCAAAAACAGTATGGCGCCGTCGGTTGCTGGCTGCCACGACATGGTGAGACGAAGATTCTTGAAGGCCGATAGGCCAGTCTTCACCCAGGATGCAGTGGCCAAGACAGAGTCTTTGCCAATCACCTCCCATCCCTCAGCAAGCTCCTCAATCGCGGCCTGCACGTTTGTTGCCCCAATCCCCGCCGCCGGCGTGAACGACACAGCCGCCGCCGATATGGCATCCTTTTCCTGCAGCAACCCGCTCGCTTTGTAGCGCAAGACCCGGCTGAACGCCCCTGCGGTCAGCGTGATCTTGTACACCCCGCCGGCGACATAGAAGCTGATCTTGCCGTCGGCGAAGGTCTGCGGGTTGCTGTAAGGCGTCGAGCCTGCCCGGTCCGAGTAGATCGAGACCAAGCCGCCGCCTTCGAGCTCCACGCGCGCCTGCACATTACTGAGCAGGTTGCCGGACTCGTCAGTAGCATCGAACTCGACGTGCGCGAGTGCCATCAGAAATGCTCCGAGAGATTGGTCACAAAATCGGCGAGCCGGGGCGCGCTCTTGCGGGTGGTGGGTTCGGCGACGGTGAGTTTCATGCCCGTGAGTTCGAGCACCGAGGCGGCCACGCGTTCCGGCAGCAAGTCCTCGTAGGCGAGGTCTACGAACGGAAGGCCTTCGAGGTAACGCCGGCCCGTCTCTTCGATACGAGCGATCCGGTCGATCAAGGAGCGCACATGTGCTGGGTCTGGCGCGATTGTCGCACCTTGGGGCGCGGGCTTGATAAACGCCCCGTGCTGCATCGCGAGGATCAGCGAGCACGCCTGTGCCAGCCGATCGCACCGTGTGAGCATCACGAACAGCCCACCGGTGTCCGCCGCCGCGCGGATCGCATCGAAGTGCCCGTGCATCAGCTTGACGTGCGACAGCAGCAACCGGCCGGGCCTCGCTGCCAGCTCACGCTCATAGACCGCGCGCACATCCCCAGTGCGAGAAGTCGGCGGCGGATCGACGACCTGCCCATCATCGGGAAAGATGAAGGCGCCGATATCGTCAACCAACGGCTCTGCCCGCAGCATCGATCGCAGCATGTGCGCCCCCGCGCGGGGCGGGGAAACGATGACTAGATGCATCTCAGTTGACCTGTGTTCCGCGGATATCGCCGACACCGGTCTTGACCAAGTAGCTCACGCCGTCGATTGCGCCGCCAGCCGCACCTCCGGCGCCGCCGTCATAGCCGCTACCGAAAGTCGTGCCTGATGCGCCGGCGATCCCCGGACCGCCCCCATTCCCACCATGGGGGTTGCTGCCGCCGTAACCCGTATTGTGACCGCCGGAGCCGCCAGCTTCCGTTGTACCTGGCGCGCCCGGTTGCTCTCCGACAGCAGTGCCGCCGATGGCGCCGCCCGAGCCCGGAACGCTGCCGGCTCCGCCACCACCGCCGTCTCCCAGCGAGTAGAACCATACCGAGGCGCCACCGCCACCACCGCCGCCGCCGAAAACCTCGGCATCGCCCACGTCGAGAAACAGGTTGACCCCATAGCGAGAATACAACGCGAGGCCGCCTGCCTGCCCCGGGCTACCGTCGCCGGCCGTGGTATTGAACGCTGTCCCACCCTGCCCGCCGTTGCCGCCCTTCCCCTGAATTCGACCTCGAAGGTAGAGGTTGATGATCACTGTGTGCACCGTCAGCGCCGTGCTGGTGCCGGCACCCGACGAAGCGTTCGCGTCAAGCGTGATCTGGCTTGAGCTGTCGACGGTGAGGATCTTGGCCCCGGCCGGGATGCCGGTTCCGAACACCCGCTGCCCGACCGCAGCCCATGTCGCCGTGTCGACGCTGAGCCCGGAGACGATCGGCGACCCGCTCGTGCGGTTGCCTGTCACTGCCTGCGTCGGCCAGTTGCCCACCGTCATCGCGGTGGCACCAGTCGAACTTGACCCGATAATCACTCCCTCGTTGACATAGAAGTCGACCGTGTCGCCGTGCTCCGCCGGCGGGAACAAGTCCTCGAACCGGGTCAGCAGATCGACGTTCAACTCGTTGGCATCGAAGATCACCGTGGGCGTGCCGTCGCCCTCGTCATAGGCGCTATTGAACAGCACCTCGGTGGCCTCGACCTCCCAGAGGCCCACGCCGGGGTTGAGCCGGGTGATCTGCGCAGGGACGTTCTCATAGGCCCCAGTCAGGTCCTGCATAGGCAGCCCGAGAACTCGGCAACCCTCCCCGAGCTCCGGCGTATCGGCGCCGCGCCGGAACAGGCTGTAGCTGAAGGCGCGGGGCGCTTTGACATAGCGACCCAACTGGATCTGGTTGGTGCGCTGCGCGATGGTTAGCCCGCCGGCGGGTATCCACCGGCTGAAGATTTTTCTGATGGCGGGTTGGCCGTAGTTCTCTTCGGCGTCTAGGTCCACGAGCCGCGCGCTGGACCGATAGCTCGAGGTATCGTCAAGCGGCAGCAGCGGCGTCTTGAGCCCGAAGAACGTCCAGACCTGTGAGATGCGCTTCTCGGGCTGCTCTCGCACCCGCAGCGACTGCGCCACGATGTTGCTGTCGTCGAACCGCTCGGCGTCCGTGGCGATGTTGCGCAGCACCTGCAAGCGGATGATGTTCTCAACGTCATCGGGCCAGATCGCGAGGCCACACTGCACGATGAGCTCGGACACCAGCTTGTTGACCGATGTCGGTTCGGCGATGCACGCGGACACCAGCCGCCGATAATAGGCCGCCGTCTCCGCCTGCCAACTCGCCAGCGGAATCGCGCTCGACGGGATCGAGGCATAGTTTTCGAAGAGATCGGCGATGACGTCGGCCGGGTCTTCGGCATCGTAGATCAGGCACACCTGGCAGCGGTCGCCCGCCTTGTGGTCCGTGGCCTCCGTGCCGAACTGCGCTCGGGTGATCGTCAGGTTGTCGCCCGACCGGGTGAAAGCCACGATCTCCTTGCCGCCGATATTGAGATAGCCCGAGGCTGGGTAGGAACTGTTGCCGATGCCAACCGGAGCCAGAACGGCAGCCGTCACCGCGCTGTTGATGTCGGCAGTCAGCGAGCCTTGCGACAACAACGGCGCCTGCGCGCGATCGGCATCGGCGAGCTTCAGCACGTCCTTGGCGGTGATGGTGAACATGCCGTCGAGGCCGGGACCATCGAAGCTCTCGACTATGAAGTGCCGAGTGTCCATCTCGGCGAGGGTCTGCCCCACCGTCCCTTGGATCAGCCGCAGCGGACGGCCGCGTAAGAACTGCTGCCGAGTGCGGAACTTGCCCCAGTAGGTCCCCTGCTCGTAGGGATTGTAGTCGCGATCGGCGAGATACTTGTCCCCGGCGGGGCCGGTGTCGCTATGCCGTTGATCCTTGAACGTCACGGTCAGCGACGAGCGCTGGCCCAGGTTCTCTCCCAGCGAAATGATCGTCGGCGAGTAGCTGACGCTCTCGATGTTCGCGGCCTCGACCTCGATATCGAGCGGACGGAAAGACGACGCCACGGCGAAGCGGAGCGTCACCGGGATGTTGGTGAAGTTGCCCAGGTCCTGACACGACGCGCGCGTGTTAAAGCACTTGGCCGTGCCGGTGCCGGGGATCGACGCCGTGCACGGCGCAACACCGTAGGTCAGCGAGCAATAGTCGACATCGATCTCGACATAGGTCAGCTCGTAGTTGGGCTCGCTCACAGTAGAAGCCCTTCCATCTGCATCGTGATGTCGATGTAGCCGGGCATGTCTGGCACCGGCACTGGATCATTGGTCAGCCAGACGTAGCCGACTTCGGACGGGTACCGCTCCGGGCTCCAAGCCCAGAAGAACGGCCCATCAGCGACAACCTCGAAGAACGGATCGAGGGTCGAGCGATACCACTCCGCCGACAGCTTGCTGATCGTCACCGAGCTGCCGAGCCCGCCGCCGGAGATGACGCGCCCCAAGTATTCCCCCGACTGGCTACGCGGGCTGACGACGTCACGCCGGCGTCCATACGGGATCGGGGTGTGGCCGGGCTGCACCCCGCGCTCGAACACAAGCAGCTTGCCGACATAGAGCACCGCCGCCTGCGGCTCGACCGAACCGGGTTCCAGCTTCAGCCGAACCCCGATCAGGTTGGTGGGCACGAAGCGCCACAGCGCCGGCCAGTCATTGGCGAGCAGGTTCGCCTCGACCAGATCATCCCAATCGCCGTCAACGGCCGGATTGCCGCCGAACGGCAGCCCCTGGACCGTCACCTGAACCTGCCCGGATCCGAAATTGTGGCGGGCCACCGCGATGTAATCGACCTCGACCTCGGCCCCGAACAGCACCGTCACGTACTGGTCGGCCGTGCTGTCGGACTTCCACACCAGGTTGGAGGCAGGGTTGGCGAGGTTGGTCGCCGGGAAGCTCGCGTCCTCCTCGCTCGTTGTCAGCGTGTCGACGGTGGCGAGATTGTCGTACCCCGCGATCGGATAGTCCGCGTTCTCGGCGGTGAGCTGCGAGAGGGCGAAGGCGCCGGAAACGACGATACCCATCAGGCACCCACCACGTTGAGCTTCAGGCCGTCGCCCATGGCGTCGTTCATGTCACGGAACAGCGCCTCGAGCTCGTTGCGGCTGTAGCGCCCGCCGCCCTGCAGGGTGAGGTTGACGGTGGTGCCCGTGTCGCTCGTCACCGGGTTGTTCACCGCCGGCGCCGAGGTGGACGCGCCGCTGCTGCCCTTGACCGATGGCTTGGATGTGCTGCCCTTGGTGGCGCTCAAGATGGTGCTGATCTGCGCTGCGCCAGCGGCAGCCACTGCTGCTGCTCCGACGAAACCGAAGATGCCACCCTGCGCCAGTGCCTTGGTGATACCCTGCGCGGTGTTGACGATTGCCTCGGCCACGCCGAACGCCTTCGCAGCCGCAAGGCCCTTCTCGCCGAACGATTCCGCGATCGTCGACAGCGACCCGAAGATGCCGGCGACGTTGCCAACCAGCTGCTCGCGAAGGCGGGTTTCCTCTTCGACCTGCTTCTTGGCAATCTCCGTCATGCGATCGGCGTGCTGCTGCTGCGCCGCCTCGATCAGCGAATCCTGCTCCTGCTTCGAGATCGCGCCGTCGGCGTAGAACTTCTGGATTTCCGCCAGCCGCTTGGCGTGGCTGTCGATCTCCGCCTGCTCTTCGCTCATCAGCGACTGACGCAGGGTTTCGAGCCGCTGGGCTAGCGCCTGGCTGGCCGCCTCGTTGTTGAAGGTGGGCATGTTGAGGGCCGCCGGGGCGCCCACGCCACCAACCGCCGCGACGCCGCCGGCTACCGCCTGCCGGTCTTCTCGCTGCTTGAGGATCGCAAGGATCTCTTGCTCCTGGCCGATCAGCGCAGTGATATCGTCCTTGGCCTTCGTGATCTGCGCCTCAAGCGCGCCGCGGTTGATTCCGAACAGATCGTCGCCACGGTCCAGCTTGGACTGGGTGGTGACGATCAGGTTGTCGAGGTCCCGTTTCGCGAGCCCGATTTCCCGCAGCCGACCGCTCAACCCATCCGAGCTCATCTGGGATACAGACCCGAGGGCGTCGGCGATCATTCGGATGTTGTTGGCGGCGTTGGCTGCGCCTTCGGCAATCTTGACCAGCACATCGATCACGGCGACGCCCAGGCTCTGCGCGCCCTGGGCAAACTTGGGCGAGGCAAGAATATCGGCCAGTGCCTGCAGCGATGGGAGCGCGGCCTCCGCAACCTTCATTGCCACGCCGTCGAGGATCTTTCCGACCTTCGTCAGAGTGTCATTGAACTGCTCGGCGGCCCGACCGGTGCTAGTGCTGATCGTGAGACCGAGACGGTCGGATTCGTCGGCCATCTGACGAAGGCCGTCGCGGCCACTGTTGAGCAGCGGAATGAGGTCGGCGCCGGAACGCCCGAACAACTGGATGGCGAGCGCGGTCTTGGTGCTGCCATCCTCGAGGCGGGAGAACTTGTCGGCAATATCTGCGAACACGACATCCGAGTTGCGCAGCACGCCGGAAGCATCCTGCACGCTGATGCCCAGCGCCGAGAGCGCCGTGGCAGCCGAGCCTCCCTTGCCGCTGGCGACGTCGGCCATATTTTTCGACAGCTTCTGCAGTCCGCCGGAAAGCGTCTCCAGCGAGACGTCGGAGAAGTCGGCAGCATACTTGAGCCGCGACAACGCCTCGGTTGTGACGCCGGCCTTCTGCGCGGCCTTGCTGAGGTTGTCGGCCGCGTCGATCGCGCTCTTACCGGCGAAGGCGAGAGCCGTGCCGGCGGCAACTGCCGCCGTTGCTGCCGCGGCAAACCCGACAGCGGCGGTCTTGCCGAAGCCGGCGAGGCCGCTCTGTGCCTTCTTCAGTCCCGCGGTAAACTCGGCGCTGTCGATGCCGAGGTTGACCCGCAGCGCACCGATTACAGAGTTGCCTGCCATGGTTCACCAGGTTGTCGGCAAGGCGTCATCAGCGGCGCTTGCGCCCCGCCAACCACTGCTTTGCGATTGCCATCTGCTGTTCGGGTGTCTGCTGCTGCCGCCGGCCGGGCGACTGCGGCGCAGGTTGCTCGGCAGGCATGAAGTCCTTGAAACTGGGGAACTTCTTGCCTTTCGGCAGGGCCGCGGTGTGCCAGGTGTGCCACCGTCGGGTGCGCTCATCGCGAAGCTGGCGGGCCTCCGCTACTTCAAGATCGAGCGCGATTTCCCTGAGGGTGCTGGACCAGAAGTCGGGCCGCTTGCCGCCCGTCTCCTCCATCCAGTGGCGGAGGAGGCTCAGCCAACCTTTCGGCTGGCCTTCTGAGGGTTTTCGGCGCCGGCCTTCGCCTCAGGGAACGCCGCCTGCATTGCTTCCCCGACGACATCGACCACGACGTCGACTCCGGCGCGCCCCATGATCTCGCCGGCTTCCTCGAGCGAGACCTTGTGGAACTCACGAAGCGCGCCCCACAGCAACACGCGCCAAGTGCTGATCCGGAAGTCGGTCGGGTCCCGCACCATGGCGGCGATCTCGTTGATGCCCTTGTCGAGCAGCCCCTCGATCTCCGCCACCGCGTTGAGGCTCATGCGCAGCGTGTAAGTCTCCCCGCCGACGACGAGGTCTACTTCGCCACGTTCCCTGTTCGCCATGGGCTGCCCCTTACGCGGCGATGACGGCGGCGGTCTCGATGCTGGTCGCCGAGGCGCTGCCAGCCGAGTTCGTCGCGGTCACGGTCACGGTGATGTTGTCGCCTATGTCGCCGACGACAGGGGTGTAGGTGGAAGAGGTGGCGCCGCCGATGTTCACGCCCTCGTTCTTCCACTGGTAGGTGAAGGTCGGAGCGCCGGACCAGACACCGGTCCAAGCCGTCATGACCTGCCCAACCTGGGCGATGCCCGAGATTGCCGGGAGCACCGAGTTCACCGGTGCGGCGGCCGAGCCCCAGGTCTCCTCGCCCGACACGGCCACGGTGATGGTAGCGGTCATGCGGTCGTCGATGGGCAGGGCCTTAGTGAAGCCGGTGATCGCCGCGTCGTAGGTGACTGTCACGCCATTGGGGAACGTGATGCGGTGCTCGACCACGGCGCCGGAGCTGAGCAGTCCGCGGATCAGCGTGTCGGTCGAATTGCCTGGCACCCAGTTGATCTCGAACGAGGCCTCGCCGCTGTCGATCATGCCGGCGATGTATTCGCGGCGCCGGCCGGGCGACTGCATATGCGTGGCTTCGACGCGATCGGTCGTTGCCTCGCCGGGGGTGATGACTGTGACCTCGCCGACGGCCACGAAGTTGCCGCCGCTGTAGATCTCATACGTGCTGTTATAGCCGATCGTGACGTCGGTCATGGGTGGTCTCCGATGCTGTGGGGTGGATCACGCCGCCTTCGACCAGACGTCGAAATCGAGCGAGGTGGTGTAGTACTCAACGCTGCCGGGCTTCTCGAACTGGACGCCGCGGTCACTGCGAAGCTGGATGAGCTGGAACTGGGTCGCGCCCTTGACGCCGCGATAGGGGTGGAGCAGACCACCCTCCCCGTGCGAGCCGACGAGCACATTCCGGACCGCCAGCACCGAGCCGAAGCTGAGGCCTCGGACGTCGATCTGCATCAGCGTGCTCGATAGCCCGTCGCTGCCCTGCATGTGGAGCCCGGTGATGCCGTCGATCTTCGTATATCGAAGGCAGGGGTTGCCGGTCGCCTGGGTGTACTGGACAGGCGTGATGCGGGTCGCCGGGATCAGCGCTGTGAGAGGGGCGTGGCTGGTGAGGATGGCGAAGAAGTCGGATTCCATCACCCACGATCCATGTCGATCAGCAGCACCACCGTTGCTGTCGTGATATCGTCCGCCGATTGGTTGAGTTGGATCGATCGCACCATGTCCAAGCGGCGACCGTTCTCATCGAACAGCCACAGGGTGCCATCGATCATCTTGCAGGTGAGCGTGCCGATCACTGGCCCGTCGGGAATTTTGCTCTGGCTCGCCGTGTGGAACATCATCTTCCCTTTGCCGCTTTGGCCGCGCGCCGTTTCGCGATGCGTGCGGCCGTCTTCTCAATCTCTGGCCCGAGCTCGTCGGCGACGATCTTCAGCGCGCCGTCCTTTTCGGCGTCCCACGCCGGCCGCATGAACGGTTGCGGCCCGTGGTTCACGGTGCCGAACTCCTGAGGTACGCCGGCTGGGTCGGCGGTGCCCATGTATCGGGTCACCGTCGCCTTATCCTGATCCTTCCGGGCGAGCGCCGCCTGCCGCTTGGTGAGCTTCCCGCCGACGGTGATCGAAGCCTTGAGGTCGTTGCCGCTGGTCGCCGGATCATCGGGCGCCATTTGTCGGGCCGCCTCGGCCATCGGCTGCAGTGCCTTGTCGGCGACGCGGCGAAGAACTGCCTTGCCAGCTGCCTTCCCGTACTCTTCGGCGAGGTCACCGAGCGCGGCGTCAAGCTCGCTCAGGCCCTCAACGCGGACGGTGGTCTTCACTGCGATGTCTCGCTGCGCGCGGCGGCCGTGATCTCTATGAACTGCCGACGGCCGTCGACTTCCTTGGCGCCGAACACGTCAAACGTGCGCCCCTCGAACAAGACGCGGTCGAGAGCAGAGACGTCCGCCCACGCGGAATCGTACCGGATCGTGAACCGGGCAGAGAGAGTTGCCCCCACCTCGCCGGCTGACACCTTCTCGGCGTCTGACACGGGCTTGTAGTTCGCCCACACGGTGGCGAGGTCGACCCACGCCTGCACCGGCGCGCCGTATTCGTCCTGCGTCCAAGTGAACCGCTGCAGGGTGATCTTGCGGTCGAGGCGTTCGGGCTTCATCAGACCGACCAAGCCTTCAGCGGCGAGACTAGCCAGTTGATGGTTTCGCGGCGCTTCTCCGGATCCTCGTGGTCGAGGGTCAACCGCACGTGCAGGATGATCGCCGTCTTCATCAGCGCGATGCGCGGATCGTTCGCGTCCTCGATGCCGACCTCATACTCGACGGTCACGGCCTCGGCCCGGGAATAGGTGCTGGGCCAGCGCTCTTCTGGCGTGAGCACGAGCCGATCATCGCTGAGCAGCGTGTAGATCGTGTCGCTGAGCGGCTGCTCGGCGCCATCGTCATCGAGATAGGCGACGGTGACCGGCGCGATCACCGGCCCGGCTGGCAGCTTCATGCTGTTGCAGAAGCGGTCGAAGTGAACCTCGACCGTCTGCCGGGCGACGGAAATCCCCACCCAGCCCTTCGGCCCGTCGAGTTCCGACTGTGCGGCCAGGATCAGCGTCTCGATGAGCTGATCTCGATCGCTGCCGGACTCGCCCAAGGCGACTTTCGCCTCCTCGAGCGTGACGAGCGGTTCGGGCTGGGTGGTGACCGTGATGCGCATTGGGGATCAGTCCACCAGGAAGTGGAAAGCGCCCTTCTTCGACGTGCCGCCCTGCGCCAGCACGATCTTGATGCGCGTGTTGGCCAGCGCGATGCGGTCCAGCACTGACGAGCCCCCAGCCGCGTAGAGCGCAGCGGTGCCGGCGGCGTCGGAGGTCGCAACCCGCGGGTTAGCCACGAAAGCCGCAGAGACGTTCGTGCGGGTTACCAGGGACTGCCCGGTCGCCTCGTCGGTGATCGTCATGTCGACGGTGTTGTCGTACGGCGTGGTGCCGTCGGGCACATAATGCACCGCATAGAGCAGGCCAGACAGGCGCGGGGAATAGGTGGTCAGGGAACCATCGGCGGCCACGTCCGCCTGGACTTTGTAGCGCTTCATGGCGACTACCTTTCTGGCGCAGCGCGCCGGTTGTGGCGGGTCGGAGGGCTACTTGCCCTTCGATCCCCGCCGGCTGGCGGCCTTGTTCGCCGGGCTGGCGATGAGGGCCTTATTTTTTTGTCGGGTTCTGCGTCGGCCTTCTCGTCGGCCTGATCCTCGGCCGGGCCGATCAGCTCGAGCGATTTGGGCACGAGGTGCGCGACGTCGTTGGGGGCGGCAGTCCGCGTGGCGCCTTCGGCGAATTCGCCGTGTTCGCGGATGACCCGGTAGTTCATGAGCTTGGCCATGGCGGTCTCCTTTCAGCTCATGAAAGCGGGCGGCCGAAGCCGCCCGCTCAGCATCAGCCGACCGGTTACGAAGCCAGGGCGGTGTCGAAATCGCCGTAGATGAAGGCTTCGGGACGGTAGACCGCGAGAGCGAGGCGCTCTTCGCCGAGGATCGTCACCAGGTTCTTGGTGAAGTCGTCGTTGACGAAGCCGGCCTCGACGCGCGCATCCCAACGGTCGAAGACCTGGGCGCCGAGCTTGAAGGCGCCGGTGAGGAATTTGCGCACCGTCATCGCCTGCGTGGCGACCACCGGCAGACCCCAGAGGGTCGGCGAGGTGGTGCCCTGCGGGTTGCCGATGATATAGCGCCCTTCGCCGTCCTTCAGTGTCTCGATGCTGGTCCAGTCGATCGGGTTCAGCACGTGACCCGTGGCCGGGTATTCCGCCAACACAGCCTGCAGCATCGCCAGACGCAGAACGTCGATGATGTTGAGGTCAGCCAGCGAGATCGGCGCCGAATAGGCAGTCGCCTGCGGGATGATGCCGAGCAGGTGCTGGCCGGTGCCGTCACCCTTCAACAGTTCGGTTTCTTCGACGTACTTCAGGCCGTAGACAAGGCGCTGATCGACGATCGAACGAAGCTGGCTGATATCGCTCAGCACCTGCTTCGAAGCCTTCATCCAGTGCGCGATAACCTTGGCCGAGGTGGTGACCAGATCGAGCTTGATGTCAGATTCCGGCTTGGCCGCACCTTCAGCCACGGGCGCGGCACTGTTGGTGAAGCCGGTTTCCTTCACATACTCGAGCGATGCCCCATCCATGCGACCGGGCGAGATGAGGTCGCGGACATAGAGCCGGCGCTGCGCCAACGGCAGGATGCCGGGCAGACGGGTATTGTCGATGGCGTCGCCAACCGAGCCGGCGGCGTCGGTTGTCAGGGACGTGAGGGTGGCCTTGACGCGGGCATCGATCTTGCCGGAGCTCGGGTCGCCCGACAGCCAGGACTTGACCTTTTCGTCGCTGGTGAAGATTTCACCGAGGGATTTGGCCTTTTCGCCGGCGCCCTGGTCGCCTTCCGCCAGCTTCTGCATCAGCTCGGCGACCTGTTCCTTGATCTTGTTGAGATCGTTGAGCTTCAGGAGCGCCTCGTCGGCCTTCTCCTTGGTCTCCTGGGTCAGCGTCTCGCCGGCTTTCACTTTGCCGAGCGCGTCGGTGGCGATGCCCTTGATCTCGCCGAACTGCTTGTCGAACTTCGACTGGATCTCGGCGGCCAGCTGCTCGACGGTCTGGCCAGAGCCGCCACCGTCGGGCTTGTCGAACGCGACGCGCGGGGCGCCGAGGTAGTTCATGGCCGGGAACGCCACAGTGGCGAGCGCGGCGAGGCCAATGAATCGCGTGATGCGAGCCATGGTTCGTCTCCAATGATGTGTGGGTATGCAGGGTTACCCGCGCAGCTTCTCGAGGAAGGCGCGGACATCCGCCTCACCGCCGGGCTCCCCCCGAAGGTGCGGCGTCGCCTTGGCGGCAATTGCTGTTGCCAAGGCTTTCGAGAACCCTGCATCCCGCAGGAATTCTTCGAACTCACGGACCGTCGGGAGCTTCCCGGCGTCCAGAATGGATTTCACCGTCTCAACACGAGCCCGGCGGTTGGCCGGGAATGAGACGATGCTGATCTCGAGCAGGTCGAGCTTCTTGAGCAGGCGTACGTTCCCGTCGGGCTCGGTCTCGACTTCGCGGTAGCCGATCGACAGGCCCTGCACCGCGCCTGCCTTGAGCAGGATCAGCGCCTCGTCGGCGGCCTTCACTCCGGGCAGCAACCGGCCCTTCCCCCACAGGCCCTTGCCGTCCTCTGCGAGGTCGTCCCATACGCCGATCGGCGACCAGCTGTCGTGCTGCCACAGCAGCAGCGGCTTGGTGCCCTCGCGTTTGTGGCGGGCCAGGCTTTCACCGAACGCGCCGGCGACAACCTTTTCGCCGTAACTGTCGATGTTGCCAAAGATCGAGCCGTATCCCTCGAAGGTGCCATCGTCGCCAACCTCGCCTTTGATCTGCAGGGCAAAGTCCTTCGTGGCGTGGGCTACCTCGGCTCGCTTGGTCCGGATGGGCTGCATGGTGCTACTCCGTCGTCGTGGCCAGGAGCGCCTTCGGCTCCGGGGTCTGGGTGATCGGCAGGTTCTGCGACTGCATGCGCGGCACGTCACCACCGGCAACCGGCGGCAGGTTCTCGAGCTGGCGGACTTCGTTGATGGTCATCCACCCGTTCTGAAGCGCCGACTGATAGAAGGTCGACCGCTCATCGCTGGCACCGCGCAGCAGCCCTTCCATCGAGATCTCGACGACGATGCCGTTGGCGCGGTCCTCCGCCGAGAGGAGCTGCTTCTCGATCGACTGCTCGATCCGCTTGGCGCGGCGCCGAAGGGCGAATTTCTGGAAGCCGAGCGTCTGTTCCTTGATGCCGGTGCCCCAGCTGGTGGACTTTTCCGAGTGCCCGATCATGAAGGGAGGCACACCGAAGAAGCGGCAGATTTCCTCGACGCTAAAGCCGCGCGATTCCAGCATCTGCGCATCTTCGGGGCTGATGCTGAGCTGCTGCCAGGTCGTGCCACCCTCGAGGACAAGCGGTCGCCCGCTGTTCATGGCGCCGAGGAACTTCTCCACAAGCTTTTCCTCGATGATCGACCGCTGCTCAGACGAGAGGAACTTCTCGAAAGTCAGGACGCCTGACGGGCGAACGCCGTTCCTGAACGTGGCGCTCGCCGCCTTGTTGATGGCCGTCGCCAGGTTGAAGGTGCGGGCGCCGAAGGCCAGCGTCGACATTCCGCCCAGCGGGTTGCCGCCAAACCCGCGGATATGCAGCATATCGTCGCTGGTGAGGTCGAACTCCTTCCCGTTTTCGGTCCACTGGTAGCGCAACCTGCCGTTGCCCAGGTTCGACACCTGCGGCAGGTTCGGCATCACCGGGATCAGCCCCACGATGTCGCCGGCGCCCTTTACCTTGCGGGCATAACCGTTCCCCCACAGCTCGATGCTCGCCTGCTCGAACTCCCAAAAGTCCAGCGCCGTCTGCAGGCTGTTCGGGCTATCGTGCAGCACGCGATACAGCGGGTGATCCTTGGCGACCGTCCGCACGCCCTTGGCGTCGGTGCGATAGACCATCATCGGCAACGACGCGATGGTGCCAGCGAGCAGGTTCACGCACGCCCAGGCGGCCGACAATCCCAGTACGCTCTTCGCGTCCGCCTCATCGGAGACCGAGTTCTCGGCGAACGTGTCGTTGCGCCAGTACTTCGGCTCGGTCAGCGACAACGCCCGGGTCGTATCCTTCCCGAGGATCACGCCGGCGAGCATCTTCTGCAGTCGGTTCATGAGGCACCCGCGAGCGAGGCGATGTAGTCGTCAAGACTGCCTTCGCCTGCAGCGGCCACCGGGTTGCGGCTCATCAGGGCGACAGCATTGAAGGCGGCAATCAGCGGGTCGATTTTCGCCTTACCCGCTACCTGCTTGGTAATCAGCACGGCATTCCCTCGTTGCTCGACCTTGGCATTGCCGACGCACCAGCTCATCAGTGCCTGCCCGCAATGTTTGAGCGTGCCGTCTTTCAGCTTGCGCTCAGTGCCCCAGATAGCGCCGGCCAGGCGGAAACCCTGCGACACTGCGACCATCTGCTCGGCCGTGATGTTGCGGCCGGCAAGCTCATCGACCAGTGCGGCCACTGCCTGAGGGTCGAGCCCTACGGCCGCCTCGTCTGGCAGCAATTGAGCATCAGCCAGTCGCTCGCAGAGATATGCGATTTCTTCGATGTCCTGCGTGGGGCGCTCGCAGATCGTAACCTCACCGGCACGCGCGAAGTCATGCAGCCGCGGCGCAATTTCCTTGCGCCGCTCCAGTACGTCTAGCTGCGCCCAGGCGTGGCACCACAGGATCCATTCCTTGGTTATGCGATGGCGCCCGATGACGCCGGCGCCAAGCAGATCGTCGAGACCACCACCATCGAGGCCAACCACTGCGACCTCGCACACCTCGATCAGCTCTTCGAGGGTGCGCACCACACTGACCGCGGCTTCCCAGTAGTCGGCGCCGGCCCATCGATCCCCGGCGAGGCCGAGGGTGATCTCAATGTTTAGGTGCTTAGCGAGAAACGTCTGCTTCCCGGTATCGCCCGCCAGCGCCTTGGTCAGCTCACGCAACAGCCAATCAGCGCTGACCGAGCGGCCCAGGTTGGGGTTGGTGACGTAGAAATGTTCCGGCTTCAGGTAAGCCTTGCTGGCGACCATGGCCGCCGGGAATTCGAAGATCACCGCGAGGAACGACGGATCGATGATCTGGCCGTCGCGCACCGCGCGGGCATAGTCCAGCTTGGCCTTGAACACCCCGGCCGGCGGCTTGTCGCTCTGGGTCGAGAGGAAGATGACGAACCCTTCGTCGCGGGACACCTGACCGCCGACGGCTTCCTGCAGCATCGCCTCGGCGTTGGCCCGCTCGCCGAACAGCCACAGCTCGTCGATGAGGACGAATGCGCCCTTCTTGCCGCCGACCGTGGCGCTCTCGGCGGCCACGACCGTCAGCGTCGCGTTGGTGACGCGATGCGTGATCTGCTTCAGGTGGTCCTGAATGTGAAGCAGCTCGGCCAGCACCGGATCGGCGCGCACCATCGCGGCGGCGGGCTTGAAGCTGTTGTTCGCCACCTCGAGGGTGGGGGCGAGGATCAGCAGCTCCGAATAGTGACGCCAGTTGATAATCAGCGCCGTGACCATGATCCCGGCGGCGATCGTCGACTTCGAGTTCTTCTTGCTGATCAGCAGGAAGAACTCCCGGATCAGCTGCTTGCCGGCATTCGCATCGTACGCGCCGAAAATGGCGCCAACGAACTCGAACACCCAGGGCTCGCAGGCTTCGCCAAAGGTCGGCTGTCCCGGCGCATCGACGATGCGCAGCGACTTAAACACAGCCAGCGCATCGTGCGCCTGGTTCGGGAACAGCGGCTCGAACGGGATCAGCGACTGTCGCGCGACGATCCGTTCCTGCCAGTCGGGGCAGGCTGTTGACCACTCCGGCGCAGCGAACATCTAGTTCGGCTTCGACCCAGGCGCCGGCCGCGGCGCATAGATGCCGGCCACATCACCAGCTGCCAGGCGACGCGCTTCCTTCTTGCCGACCTTCTTCCGCTGATCCTCATCGCTCGGCTGCCGGTTGGCTGCCATCGCGGCGAGCTGCGCCATGTCGTGCCGCTCGAGGCGCTTGAAGTACTTATCGATCGCGCTGACGTTGCCCGCCTCAGCCTCAGCCATCAGCGAAGAAAGCAGGCGACCCTCGACGCGCGCCCGGGCTTCCTCACGCGCCCGCAGCTCCCGAAAATAATTCTTTCGCAGCGTGGGCGGCGTGATGCTGAGAGCGGCCGAGATGAACTCCACCGACTTACCGAACGCCAGTAACTGTATGACAATCCTGCGCTTTTCGTCGGTCGGCGTATGCGGCGGCCGACCACGACGGCCAAACCCCTCCGGAATGGGGTCGCCGAGCAGGTCAAATTCCACGTCCATCAGAAAAAAATCTCCGCGTGAGGGGAGCGCCGGTCCGGGAAACGGTGGGTCTGGCAGAGATTTTCCCGCCCCCCCCTACCTCTGCGGCAGCGCTCGCTCCTCAGCCTGAATGAGACTGTCGTGGACCTCTTTGGTCACGGTCTCGATGTAGTTGATGTCCCAGAACAGTTCCGGGTTGCCCTTGTGCGGCACCTTGTGGTTAGCCACGGGGCTATTCGGGGCAGGATACTTGCCCACACACACCGCGCCGGTGCGCTGACAGACGAAGTGATCACGCACGAACACCTGCATGCGCAGCTTGCGCCAGCGCTCGGTGTTGTACCAGGCGCGCCATGGCGCCATCAGGTTGCGGGACTTGTCCGCCGCCCTCTCATCACCAGGGGCGAACCCCAGACGAGGTGGCACGATACTGAGCAGCGGCCTCATCGTCTTTAGCCTGCCCATCGAGCGCACCATCTGGAAACGGTACCGCCCGGGTACCGTTCTTGGTCCAAAGCAAAACGCGCCGCCCGGGTGGGGCAGCGCGTCTGATTCCCTATTGGGATGCATCACACATGCCGCAAATAGCTGCGTTTTGTCAATTGCGACGGTCTCAGCTGGCCACCGCATGGAGAATCGCCGGCCTCACCTCATCCCAAGGCCGCGCCGAAAAGAACGGCCCGATCGCCTCGTGCGAGGCCATCACCTTGTTGAGCGGCGCCACCAGCGCCACCAACCCTTCGCGCCAGGCCGTGTATTCCGCCCGATGGAAGCGCACCAGCTCGGGCCGCGTGCCCTCGAACACCATGCGCGCCCGCTTCTCCCCGGTCCGGTTCACCGGGTCGGCCCAGTCCCACAAGGGCCGCCCTCGCCCGTCGCGTTCTTGCACCCACTGCCCCTCGCCTTCCTCGCACCAGTCGGGCCGCATCCCGGTCCGTCCGTTGAGCAGCACCAGGGCGCCTATCTCTGCGGGCAGCGCATCGATCGCCTGGCGCACGAGCATCGCATCATCGTCGGTCCACAACGCGGCCGAGGGCGGCGGCGCGCCATAGCCCGAGGTGTCGACGCGCGTGCCGAGCACCATCCAGCCATTGTCCTGCCCCGAGGCCGCGCTCCAGCCCAGCCCCTGCTCCCGCAAGGCCCAGGTGACGAGGTGCTCGATGTCCATCCCCTGCCTGGCGACTTCAGTCGGCCTCTTATCCATTTCCGGTACCCCTTCTCCCTCTTGCGAGGGTTAGCGATAGTTGAGCGACAGTTGTCGGTCGGCGAAAGCGATGGTGCGGCAAGGGCTTGCGATAGTTGCGAGGGTTGCGACAGTTCCCCCGTGTCATAAGCGCCAAATCCGATCATCGCCGCCCGCCGATAGAAGCGCACCACCCGCACCCCTCCAGCAGTATACGCGCGCGAGACTGTCGCAACTGTCGCACAATCGCGCTAAGCCGTTGAAATATCGCTTGAAACACCGTTGCGACAGTTGCATTCCGCCCCTCGCTTAACTCTCGCAACTGTCTGCGGCCCGCGCTTGCGCGGGGCGACAGTTGCGACTTCCGTTTCTCTTCACTCAGAGGGGGTTGGGGGCGAACGCAAAAGCGTTGCTGGAGACTCAGGGGCTCCAGCCCGGATCGTGCCGAGGCGGCACTGTCTTGGGGTCGAAGCGCGTGGGCACATCGCCCAGCTTCACGCCCTGGTAGGTCACCAGCCGGCCGCGATCCTTCTTGATGCCCAGCGCGCCCAGCCGGGTGCCGAAGGCCGTCTGTGTCCAGGGCTTCAGCCCGTTGGCCTCGCACCAGTCGGTATAGGCCTTGAACATGTCGCCGGCGCCCACCGAGCGATCGGGATCCATGATCACGCAGCTGCTGACGAACACGCCGACATGGTCGCGTTCCTCGCGATAGTCCTCGGTGAAGGCCGTCACCGAGGCGGGGATGAACGGCTGCAACCCTTCGTTGAGGTAGCGCAGCGCGCCTGATATCAGCCAGTTGAGGATCCCGGCCCGTTCCGCGTCGAACTTCGCCATCAGCACGCCGAACGGCAGCCGCTCGGCCTCGGGGATGGTCACGCCCCAGTGCACCAGCAGCAGCCGGCGCCAGATGCCGTAATCGGTGCCCGAAACGTTCGGCATGTCGTTGCCCGAGAGCACCGCGGTGAACACCGGGTCGAACTCGAAGATTTCCTTCTGCAGGAACCGCGCCACCATCCTGGTGCCGCCGGTCAGCGCCTTGATCAGGTTTTCCTTGAGCGGCGTGCCGCGCGGCAACTCTTCGATGGTGACGAACCGGCTCGAGTGGAGCCGCGCGATGTCACTGTTGGCCTTGCTGCCGTCGCGCTGCTGCTCGCCGGTGATTGTGTCGGGCGACACCACGGCGCGATACATGTCGGCCAGCCGGCCGAGCGCCTCGAGGAAGGCCGACTTGCCGTTGGCCCCGGTGCCGAAATGGAACACCAGGCGCTGCTCGTCATTGCCGCCGAGCAGCAGCGCATAGGCGTGGAACACCTGCAGGAACAGCCGCATCACCTGGTCGGGCTGCGTCGTCAGCAGGAACCGATCGAACTCCGGGCAGGTCGCCGCGGCGTCATAGGCGACGGCAGCGCGCTTGGTCAGCATGTCCGTGCGATTATGCGCCTCAAACTTCGCCTCCCAATGGAAGGTCGGCGCCGCCGGGTCGGAATCGGGGTTCTCCACCTTCACGAAGCGCAGCGTGCCGTTGAGCAGGTTGAACTGCTTGTGGTCGGCATCGAGCGCCGTCGCTTCGATCGATTTGAGGCTGGCGGCCTGCTTCAGCATCGCCTCGGTCTTGCCCGAGTTGCCCGAGCCAACGGCGAATTTCCGCCGCTCCGATCGACGCTTCGACAGCGCCTCGAGGATTTTGCCGGCGCGCAGCTGCAGCGCGATGTCCTCTGGCGTCTGCCCGTTCGCCGGCTTCTTCCGCGCCGCGGCCGCCGCATCGAGCAGCCGCTGCTGCGCCGGCGAGGCCTCGATCACGATCGCCTCGAGCTTGATCTTGTCGACGAGGTTCTGCGCCAGTAGCCGCGCGCCCAGCTCGCCCTCGTCGCGCTGCCAGTGCGTCTCGCGCCATGTCAGCCAGCCCATGCCGGTGACGTAAGCCAGGTTGTCGCCGAACCAGATCAGCAGCCGGCGGCCGTTGTCGCGGTCGTTCTGGTCGAGGTCACGGCAATGCCGTGCCTTTTCCATCTCCTCGGGCCCGACGCCATCGGGCGGGAGCTCGGCGCCGTCCTGCGGCCCATCGGGCTCGTGCTCATGCGCCGGCGGCTCCCCTGTGCCGGCCTTCTTGGCGCGCGGCTTCCGGGTCTTGCCCTTGCCACCCTCGATCACCTTGAACGGCGCCTCGGTCACCGGCTTCTTGCCGGCCATGGCCTTCTTGACGCGATCGCTGGGGGTGTCGTCGTCGGAGGAATCGGTCATGCGACATCACCGAACAGCCCGGCATCACCACGGATGCGGCGGCGAGCAATTTCGGCGTACTCGGGGTTCAACTCACAGAGGATGGCGTTACGCTGCAGCCGGTCGGCCACAAGGCCCGTTGTGCCCGCGCCGCCGAACGGGTCGAGCACCGTGCCACCTTCAGGGCATCCGGCCAGAATGCAGGGCTCGATCAGCGCCGGCGGGAAGGTCGCAAAGTGCGCTTCCTTGAAAGGCTGGGTCGCGACAGTCCAGACGGACCGTTTGTTTCGCTCATCTACCCGGAACGCCGTCGCGTTGTAGAATGAGGCGTTGCTCTTGATCCCCTCCCCCTCGCTCGCGACCTTGCGGGCCACCGCCTTCATCGGGCCATTGGTCTTGCCGGGAACGCGATCGCTGCCACGCTGGGCCTCGACGTCCTGCGCCAACCGGGCGTGGGTGTTAGGCGACACCGGCTCCTGGATGGCCGCGGCGTCGAAGAAATACCTCGGCGCCTTCGACATCAGGAAAATGTACTCGTGTGCCTTGGTGCAGCGGTCGGTCACGCTTTCCGGCATCGGGTTAGGCTTCGACCAAACGATATCCTGTCGCAGGAACCACCCGTCCTCCTGGAGGGCAAAAGCGACGCGCCAAGGTATTCCAATCAGGTCTTTGGGCTTCAACCCGGTGTAGCGCTTGTTGCGGCCGATCGGCGACGCATGCAGCGCTCTGACGTGCTTACCGCCGGTGTGCCCTCCCCATTTCCCGTCATTTGCGTAGCTGTCGCCAAGGTTCAACCAAAGCGTACCGTCATCGCGCAGCACGCGACGCACGTCGCGGAACAACTCCACCATGCCGGCGACGAACTCGGCCGGCGTCGGCTCGAGGCCCATCTGCCCCTCAACACCGTAGTCGCGCAGCCCGAAGTATGGCGGGCTGGTCACCACGCAGTGCACCGAGCGGTCGGGCATAGCCTTGAGCAACTGCCGGCAATCGCCCTCTCGAATCTCGATCATGCCCCCACCCGCACGAGATCGTTGAGATCTCGCCCTTCCCCCAGCGGCGGCACATAGCTCACCTGTAGCGCCGGCACGTCCCTGCCCTCGGCCCGCGCCGCCTCACGCAGTGCCAGGGCGCGGCGCAGGCCGCGGATCACCTTCTCCTCGGTGTGGTTGCTCGCCTCGTCGCTGTCGCAGAGATAGACCAGCTCCTCGCACCAGTCGGGCGGCACGAAGCAGTCGACATCGGCGAGGTCGGGCTGGTCCCAGATCTGCCCGCCGCTTTCGCTGCGCGCCGCCCGCCCGCTCATGTTGGGCAGGTCGACGCCGGCCCAATAGGCCGTGTCGCGCTCATAGCCGTGCGCCAGCGCCGTCAACGTCGTCTCGATCCCCTCGCCCATCACCATGCGGTGCGGCTTTTCCGGCGTGTAGAGCCGGATGGCGCCGCCCTTCTTGGCGCCCAGCACCTTTTTGGTCGGCCGCTCGATCGTCTTCACCACGCCGTCGCCGTCGACCTGCTCGATCGGCGGCAGCACCAGCTTGCCCTTGGGCTGCTCGAGGTCGAGCCAGGTGATGTGGATGGCGCCGAAGTGCCCATCGGGCCGCTGCACCGCCGCCAGCATCGCCGGCCCTTCGTGCAGCGTGGTCCACACGTTGCCCTGCTTTTCCTTCCACGGGTGCCGATCGAGCTCGAGCAGCTTCACCTGGTCGCCGATCGCCTTCGCGGTCACCCCGGGGAAATCCACCCCGCGCAGCCGCAGGTAGCTCACCACCGGCCCCGGCATCGACGATGACCAGCGCGCCGGGTAGCCGGTCCGCCACACGCGATAGGCCGCCTTCCGCGCTTCCTCGCGATAGCGCGCTGCATCGGCCTCGCGCTTCGCCTCGGCCGCCTCCGCGTCGCGCCGCAACTGCTCGGCCCGCGCCGGGTCGGTTTCCGTCTCGGCCTTCCGCCCGGTGATGATCTCGCAGGCCACGATGAACTCGACGCCCTCGGTCGCCATCACCAGGTCGATCACCCCGGCGCCGGCGATGCCGCAGCCGCGGCAGTTGAAGGTGTTCTTCTTGGTGTGGATGGCAAAACGGTCGGTGCCGCCGCACATCGGGCACGGCCCTGCGCGGTCGATGCCCCGCCCCAGCGGCCAGCGCTTCTGGATGGCCCAGCCCTCGCAGCTGGTCCGCATCGCTTCATCGCGCAGCGCGGCAAGGTTGGCGGGGAGCGTCATTCCGCAGCCTCATCGTCGGCTTTGACGGATTCGAGTGCACGCGCGTCCTCCCGATAGGCGCGAGAGATCGCCATGTCTCTATCTGCCTTCGTGCCCCGCCGCTCTTTCGCGCGCAGCCCGTAGAAGCTGGCGCGCTCGCGCAGGTAGAGGATGGTCTGCTTGGTCGCGTCGTTCATTCTGCCGCCACCATCAGCTCGCGATGACCGTTCAATTCCGCCAGCAGCTTCACCGGCAGCGGGGGAACGCTGTTGCCAACGAGGTGCCCTATTTCGGTTTTGTTCGGCTTCCGGCGCACCGTTCGCCCCTTGGCATCGGTGACCTCGATCTCGCGCTGTAGCGATGCCGGATCGAACCCATGGGCCCGAGCGCCCTCCAGCGGGTCGAGCATCCGCATGCAGATATCGGTGATCACCATCGTCTGCCCGTTCACCTCGACCGTCACCAGGCCATGCCGGTCGTTGACGGTAACGGTGTGCAGCGGGTCGCGCGGGTCGTGGTTGTTGTCGCCGCTGCCGTAGTAGGTCTGCAGGAACGGCAGGATCAGCATCTCGTGGTTGCCGTCCGCGGTCTGCGTCGGCAGCGGCTCCTCTATCGACCGCCCGCCCTTGGCGGACCCGCGTAGCGAAGCGATCACCGGCGCAATCTGCGTCTGGCCGCGCTCGCCGCCGGTTGTCACCGTCGACAAAGGCTCGCGCAGGTCGTTGCCGACCACGTCGGTGTTGTGCTTGGCGAGGAACGCCGCGACCAGCGCTTCCTTGCCGCCGCCGGCGACCTGGGTGCCGAAAGGCGCGCCGATATCCTTGATACGCGGAGCCTGCCCCTGGCGCTCGCCGTAGCCGGTCTGCACCATAGTGACCGCGGCAAGCGCCTCGTTGCCTCCGCCGGCGTGAATGGTCTTCAACGGATCCCTCGGCGAGCTCTCGCGGTTGTTGCCACCGCGGGCGCTTTTGCCGTGCGCGAGCTCGACGAGGCTGGCGGCGACAACCGCATGCCCCTGCCCGCCTGCCATCACCGTGTTGAGCGGGTCGCGCGGGTCGAGGCCCGCCGAGTTCTCGCTGAACTTCTCCAGATGAACCGCCGAAAGGATGCGATCCTCTTTCGTCGATGTGGTGCTCAGCGGCTCCCGAAGGTCACGCGGCTCGGTCTGGGCCGCCCTACCACCGGCGCCCGCCAGTGTCGGCACCACGAGCGCAAGCTCGCCACCCTTGGCCGTCGTCATGGTCGCCAGTGGCTCTCGGACCGATCGGCCGGCAGTAACGCTGCCCGTCTGGCAGATCGGAACGATGAACGGGTCTGGTGAGTTCACCACGAAGCGCATGACGCCTCGCGCTATTCGCCGCAACGTGGCGTCGGCCAGCGGCTTCTTCCGTCCGAAGATCGATTTCATCGGCAGCGACCAATCGATTGCCGTGTGGGCGCCTACCCATGGCTTCAGCTTCATCGCCTTGGCCTTGCTGCGAGCCGCATGCGTCTGGTCGGGCCAGGCAATCGGCAGCCCGTCCGCGCGCATTACACCCATCAGGCGGGTGCGGATTGTCGCCACGCCGAGATTGGCGAAGTTGATCACCCGATATTCGAAGTTGTAGCCGAGCGCGGCAGCATGGCGGCAGAACGCGCGCCAGATCCGCCCCTTGTGGCGCGGATCCGGCACCAGCCACTGTTCCTGAACGGGCACCCGCTCGCCCTTGCCGGCGACACTGCCGTCGAGCCGAAGCACGCGGCCGGTGGCCTTGTCCCTTTTGGCAATGAGCGGACCCCACGTGGTGATCTCGCGCACATTCTCCAATGTGACCACTTCGGGTCGCACCTGGCCGAGCCAGCGGATAATCACCCATGCCAGCGATCGACGACGCTTGCTGACCGGCTTCGAGCCCTTCGCCACCGAGAAATGCGTGCAGTCCGGCGAGGCATGCAGAAACCGGACGCCGCGCCCTTTGGTGGCTTTGCGCGGGTCAACCTCGAAAACATCGGTCTGGATGTGCTCGGTGTGCGGGTGGCGCGACTTGTGCACTGCGATGGCGATCGGGTCGTGGTTCACCGCCAGGTGCACATGGAAGCCCGCCTGCTCGAGTCCGTCGCAACCGCCGCCCATGCCGGCGAACAGCACCACGGTCATGCGGTTGTCGAGGTCCCACGCCCCCGGTGAGATCGCGTTCATCGCTCAGACCTTCATCGGCATGAGGACGCGCGTCATCGTGTCGTCCGCATCGATCATCCGCACCGGGCCGGCCGCGTCTTTCACCCCGATCTGCACCGTACCGTCGCAGACCTTGAGCATCTGGGCGAAATAGCCGCTGCTGAACGCGAAGCTCGGGATGCCGTCCGGCCAGTTGGCCGCGACACTGGTGCGAGCCACGCCGATCTGCGGGTGACGCGCCTCGAGCACGAGCCCGCCGCCATCTTCATCGGGACGGAACAGCACCTTCTGGCCGCCGCCGTATAACCGCCCGTCTGCCGGCAGCGCCCGCAGCCGCGACATGCCCGCTTCGATATCCCGACGCGACACCGTCACCGCCGCGGTCAGCTCCTTGGGGATGACGCGCTCGATATCGGGAAACTCCCCTTCGACCAGGCGAGTCCGAACCCGGAAGCGCCCGATATCGATGTCCAGCCGGTTGTTATCGCCGGCCTGCCACACCGTCGCATCGGCGCCGGCGAAGAACCTGACCAGCAGCTCGACCGTCTTCCGCGGAATGATTCGCGAGGCCTTCGTCCGGCCCTCGGCCTTCGCATAGGTGAACTTCAGCAGCCGGTGGCCATCGGTAGCAGCGAACCAGCAATCGGTGTCGGTGATGCTCCAGCAGATGCCGTTGAGGTAATAGCGCGTTTCCTCGCGCGATATGGCGCTCTCGACCCGGGCCAGCGCCGCGGGGAACTGCCCGTTGCCGAACCCCTCGATCTTCTCGCCGCGCTCGCCGGCAAATTTCGGCCACCCCTCGGAGTCGAGCACCGTCTCGATCTGATAGTGCGCCGCCCCGTCATCGACAGTGATGTGCAACTGCGTCGTCGGCACCGGCGCATCGGTCGCCTTCTTGCCCGGCACCAGCGCCTCAACCCTGTTGAGCCGCACCAGCGCCGGCCCGGCCACCCTGGCAATGCCCCGCAGCAGCTCGGCGCTCACGCACAGCTGCCAGTCGCCGGCGCTGTCGTTCACATCGAGCGTGGTGCTGATCTCGATATCGAGGTCGGTCGCGCTCACCGTCAGTGCGGAGCCGCTGAGCACCAGCTTGACCATGCTCAGGATCGGGTAGGTCGTCCGCCGTTCGACGACGAAGCAGAGCGGCTTCAGCGCCGCCGCCAGCACCCGCCCCTCGATCATCGCAAACTGTTCGATTGCTTCAGCTTTCGCGTTCATCTCTCGATTCCTTGTGCGTTCATCAGCTGCACCCCGTCGTGGTTCCGCATTCCTCGCAGACGGCGCATGAGCCGTTGCGCTTCATCCGCAGCGAGCTGCAGATCGAACACTGGTCGCCGGTGTAGCCCTGCTGCCGAGCGATCAGCGCCGGGGCCGGCGTCGGCGCCAGCGCCGTAGGGTCAGCCGGCGCTTCGACCAGCGTGCCGTTCTCCCAGGCGGCGAACGCCGCCGTTGCGGCCGGGTCGTGGCCGGCGCGGCGCAGGAAGGCGAAGATGGCGTTGGCGGCGGCCATCGAGCCCTGCTCAAAGCCGGAATCGAACTCGCTCAAAACAGCGCCCCCTGCCCTTCACCCTCGGCCATCAGCCCCTTCTCGATCGCCAGTTCGCGCGGCATCGATATCCGCAGCTTCGCGCCGATCCGTGCCTCGCCCTCGAAGCCGATGGCGCTGCGCGGCAGCCACGCGGTCACCCGCGCCTTGTCGACGACGAGCAGGCTCAGCACCCGCGGCTCGATCACTTCACACGCGATGACCACCGGCTCGCTCATTGCTGCGCCGCCTTGCGCCGCAGCGCGGCGAGCACCAACCGCTGCCGGCTGAGCCCCATCGCCTGCCGCATCAACTCGCGCCGCCTGGGGCAGCGCCAGCGGTCGGTCAGGCCCAGCCCCAGCGCCTTGTCGGCTGCGGCGACCGTCTTGCCGTCCACCAGCAGGCGCGAGTAACGGCGCACCGCCTGATGCGTCCACACGAACGGCGACGGCCGCACACCGGCGGCACGCTCGATGTGTGCGTCGATCCCCGATATCACCGTGGTGTGGTCGCGCCCGCCGAACAGCTTGCCGATCCTCGGCAGCGTCATCCGGGTGTGGGTGCGCAGCAGCCACATCGCATGGTGCCGCGCCGCGCAAACCAGTTGATCGCGGCTCGTGCCGGTCAGCTGCTCTCCATCGACGTTCCAGCGCCGCGCCGCCAGCTGCAGCAGGAACCGCCACGAGCATCCCGACAGCATGTCGAGCGGCGGATGGTCCATCCGCACGAAGTGGCTGCGGTCGGTCTTGGCCCGGGTGATCGGGCCGGTTTCCTCGCCGGTGAAGGCGTCGATGAACATCACGCCGCCTCCTGCTGCTGATCGAGCAGCAGTCGCGCTCTGGCCTGCATTTCCGGAACCATCCGGAAGCCGACGCCCCAAACGGTTTCGACCTCAATGCCGTGCGTCGCGAGCGCCTTTCGCAGCTTGCAAATGGCGACATCGACGCCCTTGAGTTCGCGGCTCTCCCAATTCAGCGATATTGCTTCGAGCAGCGCCGCCTTCTTGATCAACGGCACCACCATCAGCGCCGACAATGCCCGAGCCAACGAGGGGCTCAGTTGAAGGCGACTGCGCGCCTCGACGTAGAAGAGCTCGGTTGGCGTCAGCCCCAGCCGTTCCTTCAGCTGCCGGTTTTCCTCGCGCAGGAATTCGACTTCGTCGCGCAGATCCATCAGCTCTCCTCCAGGGCGATGAACCGCCGCGCCGTGAGGTCAGGGCCCGAGCGCCCATCCTCGAAGGTCACCCGTCGCTTGAACTTGGCGATCGCCTGTTCCAGCTGGTCGACCTGGTCGCGCGTGAAGCGCATCGAAACGATGTTGTGCGGCGCCGCCACTTCGAGCTCGTGCGCCCCGTTCGGATCTAGGATCAGCCCGACCGCGATACTGGCGACGTGAATGCGAGGCGCGGGCCGACCCATCACAGCTCTCCCCGCGCGTGCTGACCGGCCGTGTACTCGCTGGCCTTCGCCCGCTGCCGCGCGCGGCTGCCGAGCTTCAGGTAGCTGGCACGCTTCTTGGCCTGTTCCTTGCTGCAGCCGATGGTGGCGGCAACAATCGCCAGGTCGAACTGCTCGATCGGCAGCGCATAGGCGGCGCGCAGCACGGAGTCGTCGGCTGGCGTGAAGCGGAACGGTGGCGAAGCGGGCGAGGCGCCATCCTCGCGTTGTGTGGAAACCCCGTCGGCCAAAGCGCCATTGTCGCGCACGCCTACGCCGCGCTGGTCTGCCGCGTTACCTACGGCAGCGTTCCCCTTCAACCGGAGACCGTCTCCGTCCCCTGCCGCGTTTACGGCAGGCTCTACCGGGGCACGCTCCGTCACCGTCTCCCTCGGCGCCTCATATCCCCACCGAGCCCAACCCTCGCGACGCACGCGGGCGTTGAGCTCGATCTTCGGCAGCGTCGGGAAATAGGCCTCGATCAGCTCGTAGAAGATTTCGGGTTTTTCGGAGTGTCGGCCAACTGGCGCCTCGATCACCGAATGCCATTGCGTGCCAGGCGCCGGCGCTGGCGGGTTGCCGCGCGTCCCGACCAGGAGGATCTCGTGATCGATCCAGAACCAGTAGCCAGTTCCGTGGCCGTCACCCGGATAGATCTTCTTCCAGATGCTGCAGGTCTTGTACTCAAATCCACGATGCGCCATCAGCTCGATCGCCTGCGCCAGGTGTGGCGCCGTCGACCACATGAACAGCACGGTGTCGGGAGCGGCGAGGCTGGCGACGTCGCGCTTCTTCAACTCGTCGAGGCTGGAAACCGGGTAGTGGTTGGCCGCCGCCTTGCCGAGGCCGGCGTCCGACCAGGCGCGGTGCTCCCATTCGTCATCCGTCAGGATCACCCCGAACTTCGCCTCGGGCAGCGCCATCTGCTTGCGGCCGAGCTCAGCCTCACGCGTCACCCGCGAGGCCTTCTTCTGCGCCGTGCTCAGGTCTTTCAGCGGGTTGACGACAATGGCGCCGCCGCTCTCGATCTTCTCCCGCACCTCGGCGAGCCGCGCCTCGAAATCCGCGTCGCCGAGCCGCGCCCATTGCTGCGCCTTGGCCGACAGCTTCTTGTCGACGCCCACTTCCGCGAGCGTGGCGCGGGTAAACGGTACCGCCTCGGTACCTTTTTCGCCGTCGTCGCTGTCGGTCGCCTGCGGCCCCAGGTTGGATTTGCCCGGCCGACCGATGCCCAGCTGTCCGGTTTCCTTGGCGCTGATCAGCAGCACCCCGAGCTTCCGCTCGGCCCGCAGTTGCAGCGAGGTTGCGTCGGCGATGATCTTGCGGTCCTTGGCCTGCCGGCCATAGAGCCGCATCTGCTCGGCCACGTTGCGCACGTCGAGCACCTCGTCGACCCGCAGAGCCTCCGCCAGCGCCTCGCGCGCTGCCTCGTAGCGAATGAGTGAGGTCATGCGTCGGCCCTCCCCCGGGGAGCCGAAACTGATCGCGGTCTCGCACGAAACATCTCGGCTTCGACTTCGCTTGTGTTTGCGTCGTCGACTAACGGCTCAAAACTTTTCGCTTCGAAGCCAACCTCCAGCAGGCCACCGATATAGCGGTGCTTTTTGTTCGTGATCTCGACGAGGCGAATGCAAAGCTCACCGGAGGCCGCGAAGAAGGTGGAGCGAATGGTGTAGATGCCTCCATGGACAGGGAATTGTTCGCCCAGCCCCCGCTCCTTTGACAGCACCGCAACCTTTACGTCGTCGCCGAGGCAAACGACCTTCTGGCCTCTGCGCACCCAGGTCGGAATGTCGCTCATTTCGCGCCCTGCCCCGCCTCGAAATCCGCCTGCGCCTTGAGCGCCAGCAGCTTCTCGATCGCCTCGTCGATTTCCTTGTCGAGCTGGGTGCTTTCGGCAAACGTCAGCGTGCCGTCCTCGAGGAAGCCGCCGAGCCGCGAGAACACGTCAGAGGTTTCCTTGAGCGCCTGCGCGGTGATCCGCCCGAGCGGCGAGCGCTGCGCGGCGATGCGCGGCAGCGGCACCAGCACATGCCCGCTGGCGCGCGCCAGCTCGGCCGTCACCAGCGGCTGGCCACAATCGAGCTCCATCAGCGCCGCGACATCGATACGGAGGAATCGGTCTGGCTGCGCCGCGCTGCCGGCTTCCGAAAAGCTCTGGTGCCGGGCGATCGGCATGCCGGGGATCAGCACTGCACTTTCCTGCCCGCCACAGGCCTCGATCAAGCGCCGGGTCGCGGCTTTCAGCTTCATCGGAACAGAGGTGTTCATGGCGCTCACCGCTTTGCTGCCCGGTTGCCCGGCAAAATCGCGCCGTTCCGCCGGGTGACTGAAATCAGGGCGGGTGCGAACGTGCCGGCGTTGCGAAAGAGCTTGGGGGCTCGACGACTATGACCAGACGACGCGGCGGCCATCGGCCGCCCATCGCGATTCCAGTGACGTCGCGCCTGCAGGTTGCCCTCCAGGATTACCGTGCGGCCCGCGAACTGCTGGAGAAGACGGGAGGGGTGGCGGCAGTTACCGCCCCCCTCCCGAGTAGTGCCGACGAGGCGAGGGAGGAGGAAGCACCTCGCCGGCAGTCTGGTGATGCTGATGTGCGAGGCTGAGGCTCTCATGCGAGCCACCCCGCATGGTCGGCGAAATCCATCACGGCCAGCACCACGCCGGCAGCCGCCAGCCAGGTCGCCGCAATCCAATCGCCGATCGTCCAGCGATACCGCGGCGCGCTCATTGGACACCCCGCGAGAAAGCGGCTTTGATCCAGCTGACCAACCGGGGGAGCCAATGCCGAACACGTCCAACGAAGAGCAGCGCGTCGCCGGGGCGATGTTTCAGTTCGCCGTCAACCTTGCCGCACAGCTCGCGCTCGCCGATGGGGGCAGCTTCACCATGGTGCGGGCTGTCGCCGCTCGACTGATAGACCAGTCCAGGGGCGCCCCCGGTTCCGCCATCGTGGAGGAAACAGTGTTGAGCGCCATCGAGCAGGCCGCCCTTCTGCTGATCAAGCAAGGCGTCGAAGTCCGCCGATGAGAACCATGGCTCCAGGCTCCTGCCGCGTGAGCGATCCTCACCGTCGAAGGTCGCCACATGCTGGACCAGGTGCGCGCTCATGCTGCCGCTCCCGCCGTCTCGGCGACCTGCCGCGGCTCATCATCGAGTTCCGGACGCTCTACCCCTTCCGGCCACGGCAGTGCTTCGGGCCAGTTGGAGGCGAACCACAGCATCGCCTTCTCATAGTTGGCGACCGTGAGGCCGCTCTCCCCGCCAAACACCAGCCCCATGCGGCGCTGATCGGCGAAGATGCGATAGCTCACCTGCTCGCGGCGAAGATCGACCTTCGCGCAGTAGGCGTCCGACACTTTCTGAAGGCGGCCAATGAGATTCATGGCCGTAAGGGTTCGTGTATTTTTACAAGGTCGTCAAGTGGATATTTACACGAACCTACACGATTCCAATTCGTGTAAGATTACACGCATGACAGAAACCTTAGCAGACCGCATCAGGCAACGCCTCGAAGCCGTTGGAAAGACAGCGAACGGCGCCTCGGTGGAGGCCGGCGGTTCGCCTTCGCTTATCCCCAACATTCTGAACGGGCGTAGCGAGAACCCCCGGACCGACACGCTGCGCAAGATCGCGACCGTCCTCGGCACCACTGCCGAGTGGCTGCTCGGTGAGGCGGCTACGGCACCGCGCGGCGAGTTCATCGAAGCGCCTGGCATCGTATTGCCGGATGCCTACTCCATGCCGAAGGATCTACCCGTCTGGGGCAGCGCCGCCGGCTCGCTGATCGACGACAAGTTCGAAGGCTTCCATATCTTCGGGACCACTGCCGTTGACTATGTCCGCCGGCCACCAGCCCTCGCGGGCGTGCGCGACGCATATGGCATCTATGTCACGGGCGACTCCATGGACCCAATGCATCCTCAGGGAGCCCTGCGAATGGTGCATCCGCATCGCCCGCCCAACCCGGGCGACAGCGTTGTGGTGATGACGCGACATTGGGAGAACGACCCGGGCCAAGGCTACATCAAGCTGCTGCGGCGTCGCGTGGCCGACCGCCTGGTGCTTGAGCAACTCAATCCGCCCGCCAAGATCGAGATCCCGGTGAAGTACGTCGTTTCCGTCCACAAAGTGATGGATATGAACGACCTGTTCGGAGTCTGATCATCGAGGTTGGAGGCGTCGATGAAGTTGAAGGACTGGATAATCCCAGGCGCTACGGCCGTCTTGGCTTTTGCTGGCTCTTTCGGAGGCGCCTGGCTCGGGTGGCAGAATAAGGACCGCGAACTCAACATCCGAATGGTCGAGATCGGATTGTCGATCCTTAAGGGCGACAGTACCGACGAGAAGGGGATGCCGGCCCGGACCTTTGCGATAGAACTCATCAAGACGTACTCCGGCGTCGCCATCTCCGACGAGACTTACGCCACATGGCAGAAATCAGGGTCCGTGCCCTTCGACAACATCGGCTGGGGCGACTGGCTCTCGGGAAGTGCCCGCATCTATAACACCCCCGCGATCCTCCCCCAGTTCGGAGACTCTCTGGCCTGCACCGGCACCGCGTGCGCAGCCATTGATCCGGGCGCACCCGACGAAGAAGGGCCAACCACTGTGGAACCGCAGCCGAACAAAGGCATCTTCGCGCCCGCCCGCTAAGCGTCGTGTATTTTTGCATGATCGTGTATTGACCGTGTAAAAATACAAGCCTATCGTCCGCTCCATCGATCAACCGATGGAGCGCACGATGTTCGCATCAGACCACGCCGGCGCCGCAACCCTGCCCCGGCCGACCTACCCCGACGTTTCTCGCATCGTCGAAACTGCCGACCGCCGCACTCGCGAGCTGGCCGACGCCATGCTGCGGCTCAATGCCGAGCACCCTGACGGCTGCACCGAAGCCACCCTGCTGATCGATGGCTTCTCGGTGCACGAGCAGCAGCAACTCGGGCCCGTCGCCCGCCAGCTCGCCAACCGCGTCTTTGTCCGCGAGGTGGGCGACGAGTTCTCGGGCCCGAAGCCCAAAGCCGACATCGTCGAGCGCATGGCCGCCATCATGGTCCGCCAGGTCGGCCGCAGCGACAGCGCCGTCGCCGCGCTGCAGCAGGCCGGCTTCTCCGGCCGCGAGATCGCCGCCCACATCGACGCCGCCAGCGCCGTCGCCGATCGCCACCTGCTGCGCAAAGCCCCGCCCAACACCCACCTGGTCAACCTCGCCTACGCCATCGGCGCCATGGTGGTTGCCGGACAGTCCGAGGTGGCGTGATGGCAGCCAAGCCCATCCTGTTCAGCGGACCGATGGTGCGCGCACTGCTCGCCGGAACAAAGACGCAGACCAGGCGGCAACTAACCACCGATGTCCACTACACCGAGTGGCTTGCGTCTGAGACTATCGAAGACATGGAGTTGCGCGGCTACAGCAGTTTCGACGATGCCGCCGGCAACTGCTTTATGGCAAATCCCCGGATCAATTGGGGCGACCACCTCTATGTCCGCGAGACTTGGCGCTGCAACGGCTGGGCTAACGACGTTGCCACAATCATGTATCGGGCAAGCGAAGGCGACGGATACACGGCGATGACCGAGCAGTTCCCTGTCGCCGGGAAGACGGCTCAGCGAGTGACCGGAACATGGCACCCGGGCATCCACATGCCGCGGTGGGCAAGCCGGCTAACCCTGCATGTCACCGAGGTGCGAGTGCAGCCGCTGCAGGACATCAGCTTAGCCGACTGCCTTGCCGAAGGGTGTCCGATCGACCCGGACTATCGCGACACCACGGCCGACAAGAGTTCGCCTCCGATGGTCCTCACCGGCCCAGCACAATGGATCACACCACGCGGCTGGTACCATCAGCTGTGGGACGATATCAACGGCGCCGGCGCATGGGACAGGAACCCATGGGTCGCCGCCTACACCTTCACCGTCGAGCAGGCGAACATCGACCATGCGAGGGCCGCAGCATGACCATCATCATCGCCACCCCAACCGGAATCGTCGACCTCTGCGCCCCCGACCTCACCCGCATCACCCCGCGCGCCATGGCCCACACGCTCGCCCGGCTCAACCGCTGGGCCGGCAACACCGAGCTGCCGGTCACCGATGCGCAGCACTCTGTGCTGGTGCGCGAGATCTTCGTGCGCCTGCACCCCGAACTGCGCAATCAGTCGATCTATCCGCTGCTGCACGACGGCCACGAATACCTGCTGGGCGACCTGACGCGCCCGTTCCAGTTGGCCATCGAGCAGCGCCTGCCAGGCTTCGGTCACCACGTCGAGGCGATCAAGCACGAGACCGATGCGACCATCCGCCAGGCGCTCGACCTGCCCGACCCGTCGATGTCGGTATATGCCGCCATCCACGAGGCCGACCGCCAGGCGGCCGCGATCGAGTGGCTGAGCTTTATCGACCCCGCCAACGGCCCCTGCCCCTACGGCATGCCGGCCAAGGGCCTGCCGTCCCGCATCAAGGCCCTCAGTTGGCCCGCCGCCGAAGAGCAGTTCCTCACCCACCTCGAGCGCGACCTGGCCGCCCGGGCTTGGGAAGCGAGGGCCGCATGAACACCAGCTTCCTGCTGATGGCCCAATATGACGGTCTGGCAGTGATCCCAATCGACCGAGTGCGCAGGGACTACTTTGCGCACCTCAACGAACGCGAGTTCGTCCGGAAGCTCAGCCGCGGCGATATCCCGCTCCCGATGGTCCGGATGGACGCAAGCCAGAAAACGGCCAAGGGCGTACACCTGGTCGACCTTGCAACCTACCTGGACAAAAGGCGAGAAGCGGCCGCCAAGGAACTGGCCGCGATGACTGGCTAG